ATCATTAGGGATCTCAATTGGACAAGCTAAGAAAAGTCTTTCTGATCTAAATGCTGAATTAGAAGAAGAATGAAAACCCAAGGCAATCGAGTCATTAAATTTATAGAAAAGTATTGTGTTCACTCCTCTGGTGATTATTTAGGAAAACCATTTATTTTAAGAGAATGGCAGAAAGAAATGATCAGAGAACTCTTTGAATTAAGAGAAGATGGATCGTTTAAACACCATACAGCTTATATTTCACTCCCTAAAGGAAATGGAAAGACTGAACTTGCAGGAGCATTAGCTGTGTATGGTTTGCTCGGATCTGGAAACTCAGCTCCTATCATTCCAGTAGTTGCTTCAAGTTATGATCAAGCTGATCTTGTCTTTGGTAGTGCTAAAGCAATGATCTCAAATGGTGAATTAAGACACTTTGTTGATCTACAAGAGCGAAAGATCATAGTTAAGGACAATCCGAACGCTTATATCTTGAGAGTTCCTTGTGTTGGTGGTGGAAACGATGGTTTAAGACCAGCTCCCTTTGGAATCTTTGATGAGATTCACGAAATGACTGGCAACAAAGAAAAAGCTCACTTAGTTATCCAGAATGGTTTGAGAAAGAGATCAAACACAATTGGAATCAACATAACAACAGCTGGGGTTGAGAACTCCTTGGCTTATAGATTATATAAATACGCAAAGAGTATTGAAGAGGGACAGATCGAGGATAATGGTTTTTATTATAAGATTTATGAAGCAGATCAAGACTTGGACATTGCCGATCCTAAGCAACGAAAAGAAGCTTTGGAGCAGAGCAATCCAGCTCTTGGCGACTGGGTTGATGCTGAACAGCTTGAAAGGGCTTTTCAACAAATACCAGAAAATGAGTTCAGAAGATATTTTCTAAACCAATGGACATCAACAGCTGAGAGATGGCTTCCAGCTGGTGTATGGGAGGAATGTTATGAAGAAAAAAAACTGGAACTCAAGTCAAAAATTATTTTGGGTTTTGATGGATCATACTCAAGAGACTCCACAGCTTTGGTCGGACTATCCTTTGAAGAAGAAAGACCTCATCTGGAAGTTCTCGGACACTGGGAACGACCAGTCACAGAGAATAAGCTTTGGAAGATTCCTAGAGATGAAGTCATCGCAAGAATCCACAAGATTTTCAAAGATTATGAAGTCGTTGAGTTCGTTGTTGACCCGATGGGGTTTCACTCGGAACTTGCCGAGCTAGAAGATCAATATGGCGAAGATATGATCCTTTATTTTGAGGGAAACTATCGAAAGAGAATGGCAGAAGCTACATCTCGATTTTATACAGCTGTATTAGAGAAAGATCTGTCACACGATGGTGATTTCGACCTTTTTCAACACTTGATCAACTGTGTCCCCAAGGAAACGCCTCAAGGCACATTGGTCACAAAGATAAACAAGTCATCTGCAAGAAAGATTGACTTGGCAATTGCTTCAATTATGGTTTTTGATCGTTGGTCTGATCTACGAAGAGAAGATCCAGAACCAGAGTCAAAAGCTCCCGAATTTATAACTTTTTAAGAGGATGAGAGATGTTAAATAATTTAATCGTTTTCAGCGTGGGATTCATAAGTGTGTCTGTCTCTGCATTTCTAGTATCAACACAACTTGGACTTCTTGTTGTTGGACTGGGCTTCATTGCAATCGCTCTGCTGTTTGATTTTGAGAGAATATAAATGAGATTATTAGAATTTTTTAAACCAAATATCGAAACCAGAGACATTGATGCTTCAATGTTTAATCTGGGACTAGAAGACAAAACAAAGACAAGCTCTGGAAAAGCAGTTGATCCATCATCTGCCATACAGAGTTCAACAGTTTATTCGTGTGTATCGCTGATCAGTGACTCTATTGCCACAATGCCAGTGAAAACATATAGAAAAACACAAGAATATCGTGAACCGACTACCCCACCAATATTTTTGGATAATGTTAATGGAATGCCAAATGCTGAGACTGATCTCTTCACTTGGTTGCATAGAACAATCAATTCATTATGCCTTTATGGAAACTCTTATTGGTTAATCACCTCAAGAGATCGCAATGGATTCCCTAGTTCTCTTTATAACTTGCATCCAGATGATGTGCAGATCGAGAGAAAAGGTGGCAAGGCAGTTTATACCTACAATGGGAAAGAAAAGTTCACTAGATACACAGTTTTAAATCCATCTGGTGAGATTGTTCACATAAAGAACTTTGAACAAGGATCTGACTATGGATTGTCACCAATTGAAGCTGGATCAGAAGCAATTGGATCAGCATTAGCTCAAGATGAGTTTGCTGGGACATTTTTTAAGAATGGAGCTGTTCTCTCTGGTGTTATAGAGATGAACTCAACTCCTACTGAAGAGCAATTAAGAATTTTCAAACAATCCTTTAATAGAAAACATCAAGGATCAAACAAAGCTCACAACATTGGAATTTTGACAGAGGGAAGCACTTGGAAACCACTTGCCCTCGATCACGAACAGATGCAGTTCCTACAATCTAGGAAATACACTAAATCTGAGATCTGTGGACTTTTTAGAGTCCCAGCGTATATGATCGGCGATCTGTCAGAGACAACAAAGCTCGGATCAAGTATCGAGGAGCAGAACAGAGTCTTTTATGAACTGACTCTTCTCCCCTATATCAACCGAGTTGAGACTGCACTGACAATGTTGCTCCCAAGAAATCAATTCGCAAGAATAGATGTCTCTGGGTTGCTTCGTGCAAACATAAAAGCTCGATATGAAGCATATAATCTTGGCAGAAATGCTGGGTTCTTATCTGTTAATGAAATTCGAGCAAAAGAAGATCTTTCACCAGTTGATTCTGAAATTGGAGATTCGTATCTGCAAAACTTGAATCAAGTTGCAGTGGAAGACACAGAAGACCAATCCGAATAGATTTGCTGACTCGGATAGGACTACACAATGTCATTAAGACATCAATGGAGGATCTCTGATCCCTCCGACATCGAAAACGATGATAATAAGACAAGAGAGATGCTTGGAATCTTTGGTGAAGATCATAAGAGATTCAAGAAAAATATTGGCTCAAGAAATTTCGGTGAGGAATGCTTTGAGTTTGATATGTCTCTCAATAATTTAAAGCGATTTGAAAAGGGTTGGAACTGGGAAGACTTTATTGGAAAGGTCGGATCATATCAAAGATTCGGATTAGATCCATTTGAGTTTCACATTCCAAACGCTGTTGCTTTTAATCACGATCCCAAATTCTATAAACCAGATTATTCGGTTCTCTATTGGAAACGAAATAAAAATGGTTCAATACAGCTTATTAATAAGCTTGTAGAAGTTAAGGGAAGTCGAAACATTAAGAACCAAGACTATGACATATACAAAGATTATCAAAGATATGTTGTTGATCCACATAATCAAAAAGTTAGAGATTATGCAAAGGATCGCCTTGCTCCTAAATGTTTAATTGAATTTGAGATATTTATTTATCCGACTGCTTATGCAAGTGGAATGAATGCTCAAGATGTCTCACTTTGGACACCAACTATTGGAATCACTGAAAAATTAGAAGTATGGACTCCAGCTGAATTGGAAATTGCTTGGAATAATACAAAAAGAGATTTCACTAAACAACATTTGAGAGTCAACACAAAGTCAGTCTTTGATCCTAAAAAAGTTAACGCTATTGAGGGAGTTAGTCAGTGGACTGATGAACATTATAAAAAGGCAATTCATCGTGATGCCTTGAACTATTAAAGGAATTTAATGCCATATCCAGAGCAAGATCAATTTGGATCTAAATCAGAAGCACTAGACAAAGCAAAACTCATCGGTTGTTATATTGATGAATCATCTTTCCACGAAATGGAACTAGATGATGAGACTTTGTTTATGCCTTGCAAGACACATCAAGAATATGATGAAAAAATGCTGAATAGAGCTGAGGAACGATCTGATCACATTAATGTGCCAGATTATGTTCAAGCCAATGCTCAAAGAGGTTTAGATAATTTAGATCTTGCTGGAGATGGACTTGTTGATGCGACTATAAGCAGTGCAAGACTTATGGCAAGAGGATCAATCACTGAGGATAAATTAAGAAAACTCTCGGCGTGGATAAAACGACACCGAGGTGATCTTCAATCTGAACAAGTCAAAGATGGTGAAATCTCAGCAGGGGTTGTCGCTCACTGGCTTTGGGGATCTGGATCAGCAGAGATTTCTGTTGGTGCAATGCTCAAAGGTGCTGATCGAACTATTGCTTGGGCAGATAAAGAAATTAACAAATTAGACAATAATGGAGAAAGAACATTGGAAAAGATAAACGAAAAAATCTTCAGTTCAGAACCTAAACAAGTCAGACCAACACCAACTCACGATGTGAGATATATAGTCAATGAATTTGAAGCAAGAGCATTAGATGGCTCAAAAGCTGTTATCAGTGGATATGCTTCGATCTGTGATAGGTCTTCTCAAGTGCTTGGTGGAGGTTTTGTTGAGCAGATTAAAAAAGGTGCATTCACAAAAACACTACAAGAAAGAGGCACTCAAACCTCAAGAGATGATATAAAAGCGTTATTCAACCACTCTACTGATCTAGTTTTAGGATCAAAGAGATCTGGAACTTTAAAGCTCACAGAAGATGCAAAAGGACTTCATTATGAAGTGAATTTGGATCTTGATATCACACACCACCGATCAGCTTTTAAAATGATCGAAAGAGGCGATGTGACTAATTCATCTTTTGGTTTTGATGTCATCGAAGAGAGATGGTCAGTCCCAGAATCTTCATCTGAACCAGTTATGCGAGAAGTGTTAGAGACAAGACTTTATGAAGTTAGTCCAACACCATTCCCAGCTTATCAAGACTCATCAGTCTCAGCTGAGAGATCGTTTAAAGGTTTAGCTGAACTTAGTGGACTTGATCTTCGTGATCTAATTGAAGCAAATGATCAAGGTTCATTAAAAGAACTTCTTAATGAAGAAAATGAAACTGTTTTCAACGCTGAAGCTAGAAAAAGAAGACTAGATCTTCTCAAATCGAAAGATTTATAAACTTAGACACAGACTCGATGATGAATCAGTCTTTGTCGCTTAATTAATAATCCAATAAGTCGAACACAATTCACTTATTAATTTTCATATAAGGAGAAAATATATGAGCAATCCAATAGTTGAAAAACTATACGAGGAAAGAGCTAATCTCTGGGATCAAATGAAAGAACTCAATGATCGTGAGATCAAGGAGGAAAGATCACTTGATGCTTCAGAAAAAGAAGCTTGGGACAAGATGAATGACAGAATGTCAGAAATCGATGCCAGAACTTCTGAACTTGCTACTGTCGAAGAAGCAAATCAAAAATCTGAAGAAGCAAGAGCAATCTTTGAATCTTCATCCCCAGCTCCAGTCATCGAAAAAGAAGTAGAAGCTCCAAGTGATGCTTCCATTTTAAGACAGATGGCAAATGGCGAAGTCAGATCACATAACTTTGAAAAAAGAGATATGACTGTCGGAGCAGATGGTGGATTAGTTCCTCAAGGTTTTTATGACCAAATAATTGCGAAACTAGATGAGAACGCTGTCGTTAGACAGTTCGCAACAGTTGTCTCAACAGCTGGTGGCGAAGACATCAAGTTTCCACAAATCACAGCTCTATCATCTGCATCATTAGTTGCAGAGGGTGGATCTATCGGTGAAAGTGATCCTACAAGTGCATCAGTCACATTAGGAGCTTTCAAATATGCCTACCTCACTCAAGTATCTTCAGAGCTTTTAGCTGATGAGGGTGTTGACATCGAGGGATTCTTAGCAAACGATGGTGGTCGTGCATTAGGAAATGGAGCAGGAACTGACTTCGCAGTCGGCAATGGCTCAAGCAAACCAAATGGTTTGATGAATGCTTCTGGAACTGGTGTCACTTGTGCATCAGCAACAGTTATCACACCAGATGAGATCATTGATCTCTATCACAGTGTGACTTCCCCATATAGAATCAATGGTGCTTGGATAATGAATGATGCTACTTTGAAAGAAGTTAGACAACTCAAAGATTCAAATAATCAATACTTATGGCAACCATCACTGCAACAAGGAAATCCAGATATTCTTCTTGGATCTCCAGTTGCTACTGATCCGAACATTGAAACAATTGCAACAGCAAAGAAAGTTATTGCTTTCGGAGATATGAGCAAATATTTCATTCGTGAAGTTCAAGGAATACAAGTTGACAGATCTGTTGACTTTGCATTCGCAAACGACTTAGTGACATTTAGATTCATCTATCGTGCAGATGGTGATCTTATGGACACAAACGCTGTTAAAAGAATGGTCATGGGCTAATCCCCTCACCTTTCTTAGTCTTTCATCTGGCAACAGATAAAGATGGTCAAGATCCAGCAATGGATCATTGACTGAGATATTCAGTCTCATTCACTCACTCTCTACTTCCAAGATTGAATGTCTCAGTGAATCAATAGGAGAAATAATGAAAATTATGATGAAGATCAGCTTGTCTGGTCTATACAATGGAAAACCAATTCCCCCAGCTGGAGAGATTTGGGAAACTGATAAGAACAACGCTGTTGATCTTATTGAAAAAGGATGGGCAGAACCAGTTAAGTCTGCTCCTAAAAAGACAGCTTCTAAACCAGCTGGAAAAGAAAAAAGCTAGTGAAAAAGTCTGGCTATATGAAAAAGAAATCTAATAAGAAAAAAGGATCTAAAGGTCGCAAATGATCGGATATTCAGTTGGAAATGGAACTCAGCATATATATAAAGATTCGTTAGGTCGAATCTATGTTAATGCTTATATTGATGGCACTCTCACAAATGCCAGTGGATCAGTCACAGTCACTGTGACAGATGAAGCTGGAACTGTGATCATTAATGGACAAACAGCAACAACAGATGCAACTGGTATTTATTATTATGATCTAGGCATAACAAACACAACCAATGTGAACAAACTTTATGCAGTTTGGTCTGGAACTTGGGAGTCAGTGGTTCAGAAGCTTAGAACAAATCACGAGATCCTTGGATTTCCTTTATTCACTGAAGCACAAGCAAGAACTTTTGACATAGAACAATTGAACTCTGCAAGTGACTATTCAGATGCAACAATCTTAGAAGAGAGAGCAAAGATCACTGATCTATTAGAACAATGGACAGGAGCTTCGTGGACACCAAAATATTCTTTAGAAAAGATGCAGGGTGACACAACAAGAGTCTTATCTGTGCCTCACTTCAATGTGAACAAAGTGATTTCTGTCACCATACTTGGTGAGAGTATTGCAACTTCTAACTTTGAAATTGATAACAAAGCAGGGTTTATTCATAGAACAGATGGCTTCTTTCCAGAAGCGACTTCAGAATATCCAATGCCCATTGTTATAGCTTATGAGTATGGATGGAACTTTATCAAGAATGGTGTTGATCGTATTGCATTGAAACTGCTACTTGATCGAGTGATCTCAACAAACATTCCAGATCGTGCAACTTCATTCAATGATGAAATGGGAAATATCTCTCTAGTCACACAAGGAGGAGGATTTAAAAATCCTACAAGAATCCCAGAGGTTAATCAATGGATCGATGAGAACTCAGAAAAGGTCTTTGGTGTTTAATGGCGATCTCATCAGTTGTTAAAACAGTAAGAGACAATTTAAAAACACAATTAGACAATCGAGCAGGTTTGAATGGTGTTGCAATCTTTAAATACCCTCCAATGGATCAAGCTCCTAAGAAAGAGATGATCTATATAGGAGATGCAGACTCTTCAATGGACTTCCAATCTTTTGGATCAGTGTATGAAGAGGATTTAGGATTAAAAATATTTATATATTCGCTTCGAGCTGGAGCTGGAGACTCTGTTGCCTCCACCACAGAAAGCAGATCTCTAGCACTAGCTAATGAAGTGATTGACCAATTAAACGATGATACAACCATTAATGGAGCTGTGATTGTCTCAAGAATCTCAAATATGCAGATTGAAAACACTTTATCTGATGAGGGCAGAATATGTCTCATCGAGATGGACTTAGAAGCTCAAGCAACACTATCGGAGTAGATATGACAAAAAAAACAAATTATATTGCAATCGTTGATTGTGAGATCAAGAAAAAAGAATTTAAAGCTGGTGATTCAGTCGATGTGCAAGTTCCTAGGTGGATGGTCTTGCAAGGACTTGTCTTGCCAGAAGACAAAGCAAAGAAACTAGAAGAGGAATAATATGCCTACATTTATCGCAGGAAAAGACAACAAAATCTTATTTGGAATCCACGATCTAACAAGTTATTTCAGTGATGCAAGTTTTTCAAGAGAACAAGCAGTCAATGAAACTACAACCTTTGGATCAGATCAAGCTTCTTATATAGGTTCAATCGAATCAGCATCAGCTTCCTTAACTGGATTTTATGATGGTGGATCAGATGCAGTCGATGAGGAGCTTCAAGCTGTCATTGGATCTGCAACTGCAACTCCCCTCTCAATTTATCAAGGTGGAGACACTGCTGGAAATAAAGTTGTCTTATTAAATTCAAAGATTCAAAACTACACCATTGACTCGAATGTTGGAGATGCTGTCGGTGTCTCTGCTTC